CGAGCGTGCCGAAGCTGACCGGGCCGAAAAGGAACGGGAAATGCAGGAGAAGTTAGCCGCCTATGAGGAACGAGAGAGAGTGTCCAACTACAAGGCGCAGCTTATGACCGCTGGCGTTGATCCGAACACCGCCGATTTGATGGCTAAATCCCTTCCTGCTGGCGTGAGTGATGAATACTTTGCAGCCACTAAAGCGTTTCTGGATGCACAAAAACAGGCCATTTTGACGGAATCCTTGAATAAGCAGCCGGGGCTGTCCGTAGGCACACCGCCCACCGCAGCACAGGCCGAAAAGGAGGCCGAAAACAAAATGCGGCATTACTTCGGGCTTTCGCCCCGATAAAAAATAATAAGGAGAAATAATATATTATGGCAACTACTGTCACCGCCCCTGTTGGGAACAATATCGCTCTTGCGGCGCGATACCTTCCCATGCTGGACGAGATTTACAAGGTTGATTCTCGCTCCGCTGTTCTCGATACCGCCGCTGATCGTGTCCAGTTTATCAATGCTAACACGGTCAATATTTACACCATTAACGCAAAGGGCATGGGCAACTATTCCCGGAACGCTGGCTTCGTTCCCGGCGATGTGAACGGAACTTGGCAGCCTTACGCGCTGGAAACCGATCGCGGGCGCAGCTACATGGTGGACACGCTTGACAACGAAGAGAGCATGAACATGGCTTTTGGCGGTCTGCTTTCCACCGTTGAGCGTCAGCACATTGTCCCGGAAATCGATGCGTACCGTTTCGCCACTTATGCTACTGGTGCGGCTGCTGCCAATCAGGTGTCTGCTAACCTGTCTACTGGTGCTGCTGCTGTTGCGGCTATCGATGCTGCCACCGTTGCGCTGGATAACGGCGAAGTGCCTTACGAAGGACGTATTCTCTTCGTGTCCCCCGCTACCTATGGCCTCATCAAGGCTGGTGTCACCCGCATGGTGATGAACCGGGATGATAACGTGAACTATAACGTTGCTATGTACAACGATATGCGGGTTATCACCGTTCCCCAGCCCCGTTTTGTGACCGGGATTACCCTTGCCAGCCCCACGCTTTCTTCCGATGCTGGCGGTTATAGCAAGGCCAGCGGCGCGGCTGATATTAACTTTATGATTATCCATCCCTCCGCCGTGTTGCAGGTTATGAAGCATTACGTGACCCGTATTTTCAGCCCGGAGCAGAATCAGGAGGCCGACGCTTGGCTGTTGCAGCCCCGCTTCGTGCATGGCGCATGGGTTAAGGCCCAGAAAACCAACGGTATCTACGTGCATACCGCGGCCTAAAAAACAACATTGGCTGGGGCGGCATAAACCGCCCCGGTCAAATCGGAGGACAGCATGACGCAGACCGAAGCAATCACTATCGTACAGACGCTTGTAGAGAGCGATCCAGCCGCTACGGACGCATTAGTTGGTATTTACCTTAACGATGCGAAAGCGGCTATTATGCGCCGTTTATATCCGTTTGGCGGCAGCGATTACGCGGATATTCCGCCCGTGTACGAAATGCTTTGGTGCAAACTTGCCGCCCGGTACTTCTTGCGCCGGGGAGCAGAGGGCGAACGGCTCCATGAGGAAAACGGCATTAACAGGCAATACGGGTCGGTGAATGACGAGGACTTGCTAATGGAAGTCACCCCGTATGTTTGGGTAGCTGGGAGAAACTAATCATGCGCTGCTTGGCACGAAACAAACAGCCTGTCTATTACGCCTTACTAAGAAGAAAGACGGAACAGACGGACGATTACGGAAACAATACGGGGCAGTACACGCTTTCGTACTACGATCCCGTTGAGTGGGCCGCAAATATCCGCTGGGACAGCGGCGCGGTTGAGCTTGAAGCATTCGGGCTGAACGCGAACGGGACGCGGCGGATCGTCACCTCCGATTTGGATTGTCCTATTGCAATCGATACGGTTTTATGGATCGGGATCACCCCGGACGAAAACGGGTTTGATGGAGCAGTAAAGCCGAACTACGTTGTTTCGGGTGTCCCGGAACGGTCATTGAATCAAATTGCGTATGTTGTGCAGGAAGTGAACATATCGTGAACGTGACCGTAAACGTGTTTGATCCGCGAGAAATGCAAACCGTGACAACCGAGATTGAGGACTATCTGGGCGATCTGCAAGAAAAGGCCAATCAAATTTGCGAACGGTTAGCGGGAATCGGTGCGCTCCGTGCATCTATCGGCTTTTCGCGGGCTGTATATCCAGGCACAAACGATGTGGCTATCACGGTTGATCCGATTGAAAACGGGTACGCGATTCACGCTACCGGGAACGCGGTGCTGTTTATAGAGTTTGGCGCGGGCGTGACATACGGCTACGGACACCCGGAACCGCAAGGCTACGGCCCAGGCACATACCCCGGAAAAGGGCATTGGGACGATCCTAACGGATGGTGGTACGGCGATCATCAACACACATACGGAAATCCGCCCGCCGCAGCCATGTACAACGCACAGCAAGAAGTGATTCGCAGCATTGAGCAAGTCGCAAGAGAGGTATTTGGAGAATGATTGATATTGAAAACAAGATTCTTGATACCGTTTTTGCGGCTGTTCGTGCGGAAAACCAAAACGCACAATGCTACGGCGAATACGTGGCGGTTCCCGCTGGATTCCCTTGCGTGTGTTTATATGAGGCAAACAACACAACCTATAAGCCGTCACAGGACACCGATTTGCGGGAACACCAAAGCAACCTACTTTATGAATGCAACGTGTACTCCGACAGGGCGAACGGAAAGAAAGCGGAGGCGCGGGCTATTGCAGATTTGGTGGATAAGACCATGCAGGACATGAAATTCACCCGCACGTTTTATCAGCCGTTGCCAAACATTGATAGGACGATCTATCGTATCACGCTCCGATGGGAGGCTGTCGCAGGAGAGCCGATCACCACGGAAAACGGAAACACTATTTATCAAATGTACAGAAAATAACGGAACACTCCGTTAGAAAGGAAAAAACATGGCTCTTGAAATTTCCACCGCTGGCGTGTCCTTGAAATACGCCGTGGAATCCACCGCTGGCACTAAGCCGTCCGCGTTTACGGCGATCCCTAACATCAAGGAAACGCCTGATTTCAACCCCGAACCGTCCACCCTTGAAGTCACCGATCTTTCCGATCTGGTTTGGAAACGCTATATCGCTGGCTTGAAAGACCCCGGCGGTGCGCTGTCCTTTACGGCGAACCTCACTTCCGCGTTTAAGACCGCGTGGGAAACGCTGGTTAGCGCATATGAAACCGGGATTGCCGCCAGCAAAGCGACTTGGTTTGAGATCGCTGTTCCTACGGTTGGCAGCTTTTACTTCACGGGCATTCCGTCCGAACTTGGCATTAACGGCATGAGCGTGGACGAAGTGGCTGAAATCAACGTGTACGTTACGCCTAACACCATTGAGGGTTGGGATGAATCTTCCTCTTAACGGGCAAATCGTGAAATGTTTACTGTTCGTAGAGCGCGAACAGGATAATCAAAATAAAGCCAGATGGTTTTGAGAATTGGCCCGTGGACGCACGGGTGGGGGCGTAGCGTGATGGAGCTACGCAACGCTACGGTACTTTGTAAACAGAGGCGGGCAGCCGTAGCAAAAAAATGTTTTGGAGGGAAACAAATATGGTGGAAAGAGTGAATCCTATTGAGTTGACAAATAACGATACCGGGAAGGTTTATACGCTTGACTTTAACCGGGATATCGTGCGCCGCGCTGAACGGAACGGCTTTAGCCTATCCGAGTGCGACAAGTACCCGTCCCTTTTGTCCGATTTGTTTTATTACAGTTTCTTGATGCACCATGAGCGCGAGATCAGCCGCAAGCGCACGGATTCGCTGCTGGACGATTTGGGCGGGATTGCTAATGCGCCCGAAGGTCTTTTTGAACGGCTGGGTGAACTGTACACGCAGACTTACGGGACGCTTGATACCGAAAAAAACGGACGAGTGACGGTGAAGCTCTAAGCGGGGCGGAACCGTCAAGGCCGAAATACAAATACCCGTCCGATGCGTTTGAGGAAGTCTTTCCGTTTTATATATTATGCGGAATGACCTACGATCAATTTTGGCGGGACGATCCGTGGCTTGCCAAATCGTATAGACGGGCATATGAGCTACAAATCGAGAAAACAAATCAGGAGTTATGGCTGCAAGGGCTGTACGTACATAATGCGGTTGCCGTGGCAATCAACAACGCATTTAATAAGCAAAAGCAAAAATACATAAACAAGCCGCTGCAAATGTTCCAGCCGACAAAGGACGAGCGCGAGGCGCAAATCCGCGAGAACAACCGAAAGCTGGTGGAACGGCTCAACCGATTCAAGGACGAGTTCGAAGCGCGGCAGCGGAAACAACAAACCAAATAAGAGGCACACAATGGCGGATTTAACCCTTAACATAGTTAGTAACATGAGCGCGGCAACGGCGCAAGTGAATGAATTTACAAATGCTATGCGGAAGGCTACTTCCGCCGTTTCGCAATCGGGGCAAACCGCTGGGAAAACAGGGTCTATTGTCAAATCGCTTGCGTCCAGCCTGTCGAAACTTGGCAAGCAAACGAACAAGGCAAGTGGATTCTTTGGAAAATTAAACAAATCTCTTGGCAGAATCGCATTTTACCGGGCGATCCGAACGGCTATACGGTACGTGTCCGATGGCTTTAAGGAAGGTTTGGGGAATGCGTATGAATTTAGCAAGATGAATAACGGCCCGTTGGCGGCATCAATGGACAGGCTAAAGTCGGCAGCGGGGACAATGAAAAACCAACTTGGCGCGGCATTCGGCGGATTGATAACGCTGATTGCGCCGATTGTTGAGCAAGTAATCGCGCTTGTGACGAGGTTGGCGGCAGCTATCACCCGTCTATTTGCCATACTTGGCGGGCAATCCTCCTACAAGGTGGCGAAAACTGGCTTTGACGATGTGGGAAAGGCTGCTGGCGGTGCTGGCGGAAAGATTAAGGGTTTGCTTGCCGCGTGGGACGAACTGAACGTTATCGGCAAGGAATCTGGTGGCGGTGGTGGCGGATCGTCCGATTTGAACTACGGCGATATGTATGAGTACGTGGAAACCGGGTTCAAGTGGGATGGCGATTGGTCATTTATTGGAGAATGGCTAAATTCCGGGCTTTCAGCTATAACTACCGGGTTTGACGATTGGCTTGAAAAAGTTAAAGAATACGGGATCGGACTAAAGATTGCAGACCTTGTAAACGGGTTCTTCAATGACAAGAAAACGTTTTCCAACCTTGGCAAATCGGTCGGCAAAGCATTCGCTGTTGTCACAACGGCTGTTGTAGACTTTTTTACAAACGTTGATTGGGACAGCATATGGGAGGCCATCCAACTGTTTATTCTTGGAATAAAGGAAGAATTTGACAGGCAGATGGACGAAGTGTTTGGAGAAGGTGGGTATAGTGACAAACCGTACTGGCAAGTCATTATAGACGCAATCATCAACACAAAGGCGATTCAACGTGCGATAACATCTTTCAAGCTGCTATGGAACGGTATTAAGCAAACATACTATAAAGGGTATCTTGATTTCCTGCTTTGGCAAACAAAACTGCCGAGCTTTTTACAGCCAAAGGGCCTCTATGAATCGATCGATACAATATCTACGAAACTGTCGATGGCTACTATCGAGGGGGTCGAGCTTGAAAAGCAATTAGATGAGTTAAACAAGAAAGATGTAAAAACAAAAATTGATGTTGATGTGGACAAGGTAACACCTCAAAAGTTGTTCTCTTTTGAGGGCGGCGTTAAAGCCGGGAGAGAGGGGATAACCCTTGGCCTTGGAATGTTGCCGAGCGTAGTTGGGCTTGTTGAGTTTAATCGAGAAGTCAGCGACAAGCTAACAAAGCAAAGAAACATGGATATTTCTCCGAAACTGGTTGGAACGACAGAGTACAATCAGCAAGTGAGCGACAAGCTGACTAAAAAGAGAAGTGTTGAAGTTTCCCCGATCCTTAGCGCGGTTTCCGCATTCACGAAGAAGGTAGAGGAAGAAGTAACAAAAGACAGGGTGCTGAAAGCGATTGCGAAGTTGGACAACGCTCAGCTTGACAAGGCTTTTGTAAACTATACTCCCGCCCCAATCAAAGTAAAATCAGAAATCAACGCTCCATCCACTTCCGCGGCGGAGAAAGCTATCGCGGCGTGGACTAAGGCTCAAACGGTTAATATTACCGCGAATTTAAGCAATCCGTCAGCGTTCAACAAGCAGCTATCCGATGCGGCGAGGATTAAGGTTAAAATCCAGTACACGGCGAACAACGGGGCAAAGAGTACCGTAGGACATATGCAGACCATCGGCATTGCCGAGCAAAAGGCCGAGGGCGGATTTGTCGAACAGGGGCAGCTATTCATTGCCCGTGAAGCTGGCCCAGAGTTGGTTGGCTCCATCGGAACGAGTACGGCGGTTGCCAACAACGATCAAATCGTAGATGGCATCCAATCTGGTGTTGCACAGGCAAATTCGGAACAGAACGATATTCTCCGCCAGCAAAACTCCATCCTTATGCAACTGCTTAACAAAGACTTGACGATCTCCCCGTCCGTTGCGCTTGGACAAGTCATGGCGCGGTCTGCATCATTGTACGCGAGGGCATAACCTATGGCATTTAATGGGTATCTAATTAAAGTTGGCACAGCACCCGGTACGGAAATACCGCTAACGTATATGCGGGCCGAAACGTACAGCGTCACGCCAAACCAACGGCTTGAATGGTCGGCGGAGCGCGATGTAACGGGCGTGTTGCATCGGGAAACCACGCCGAATATGCCGCCTAAAATCGAGTTTAAGACCCCGCTAATGACGAACCGGGACATTAGCATCTTGAACGGGATAATCGCCTCCGCTTTCTCCGTTGTAGCCGAACGGAAACTTACGGTTGAATACTACGATCCAGAGAGCGACACGTACAAGACGCACGATTGCTATATGCCCGACGTGAAGTATGAGATTCGCAACGTGGACGCGGCAAATAACGTGGTGAATTACAAAGAATTGCGATACGCCTTTATCGGGTACTGATTAAGTGGAGGGCCACAAATGATAAGCGTTAATCCTAAATTTAGACAGCTAATTACAGGGGACAATCCAACCCGCATTAGACTGTATTTTTTGGCAGACAGCATAGACTGGACAAACGATACGGATGTTACAGCGAACGGCGAACTGCTTGTTAGGGATGCGGGTGATACTGATTCTAACAGGCGAATTGCGGAAAACGGGATAAGCCTACTCCGAATTGCCAACAAGGATGTTGACTACGAAATAGGATGCGCCGCCTCTTACACTTTATCAATTACTTTCTTGAACGATGACGGCGGGTTAAATAATTTTAACTTTGCAAGGCGATGCAAGGTGTTCCTTGACGTTCAAGACACATCCGATTCCACTTGGTATAGCTGTCCGCTTGGTGTGTTCCGATTTGAAAAGCCAGTAAAACAGCGTGTGCAGCTTATCGAGGCAACTGGATATGACTTGATGCAAGAGCTTAACGTTATTGCGGACGATTGGTGGAACAGCCTTGACTTTAGCGGGGGGCTTACGATTGAGCAAATCATATCCTCCCTGTCAGCGCAGGTCGGGTTTACGGTTGCGTACACGGGAACGCTTGTAAACAAAGCGTTGCAATTTTCAAGCCGCCCGTTCGATTCCGTGGAAGTCACATACAGAGAAATCGTTGAAATCCTTGCGGAAGTTATGGGCGCAAACGCGAGGATCAGCGCGGAAGGTTATCTGAATTTCTATGAGCCGTACAATCAAGTAAACTACACGATAGATTGTGATACTCTTGGCAACGGAGTGTTTTCAGCCGATGTTGCGGAGTATACCGTTTCGCAGATAGATAAATTGCGAATAATGGCATCCGATTCCGATTATGGCGCGATTATCGGAACGGGGACAAACGGTTATCAAATAATCGACAACCCGTTTTTGTACGGATCATCGCAAGCGGAAATTGTCACTAAAGCCACTCCGATTTACAACAAACTTAGCAGTCTTGTTTCGTACAATCCTATTTCTGTGGTGTCTGTCGCAGACCCGTCTTATGAGGCCGGGGATAGGATTATTTTCGTTTACAAAGGAACAACATACACCATGCCGATCTTCCAACAGGAAATTGCATGGCACGGTGGATCCGTTACAATCGAAAATACTTGTACCGGGAATGAAAAACGCGAGGTAATGACAGAAGTTGCCAGATCGGAATATCGCGGAAGAAAAACGGTGCATGAAGTTGAGGTGACGGCAGACACGCTTGCTTCGCGTATTAACGATTTTGACGGCAGCGGGTCAACTATTGAGCAGACGATAGACAGTATCAACACGGAGGTATCGTCAAAAGTCGGGGACGATGAGATTATTTCAAAAATTAACCAATCGCCGGAAAGCGTTACGATCCAGGCAAACAAAGTAAACTTATCTGGGTATGTTACATTTACAAACCTTGCCACGGAAGGGCAGACCGTAATCAACGGTGGGAATATCACCACGGGAACGATTGACGCTGGGAACGTTAATGTAACTAACATAAACGCCTCAAATATAACAACAGGGACTATGAGTGCCGACAAGATTAGGGGCGGGCGGCTATACATTGGCGGAGTAAACGGTCAATATGGTCAAATCGTGCTGTATGATGGTAGCGGGAGCTATTCTGGGCAGATCACAGGAACGCAAGAAGTTTTAACCAGTTCGTATACGTATACTGGTAGAGATGGAACCAGATACGATTTTACCAAAGCAGCAAACCTCATCTCCAGCGACGTTGGATTGTCCGTGTATGGTAGTTCTGGTACGTCACAGCAGGCATTCCTTGCGGGATCAAGCATTACGGAACTAACGGTTGGCAGCCCGCACATGAATGCGTCTGTTTACATGTTTGGAAAGCCAGTAGGCGGGACAACAAGCACGGAAACAGTACAACTCCTTGCGAACGAAAACAACGGTGCGTACCTTTCGTTGACCGATAGCAACGGCAGGTCTACAATTAACGGCGCGGGGCTAACAACAAGTAAAGTCACCGCCAACGGGGACGGCATAACCACCACTAATGCTACCGTCAACGGCGTACTGGACATCACCCCCCGGCGTTGCTATGCCACGCTGTCATCTGCTGGGTGGTATAGGGTGATGAAAATAGCTGGCAATAGAGGGGCTTGGTCATCTGCCGTTGATTTCTGTATTACGCGAGCTTACAACAACACAAATAATGAAGTTCACTCTATTAAGATGCTACAAACTTACACCGTGGCACCATCGTTTGTAAACGAAGCAAGCAAATCTAATGCCCTTAATGTTGTGGCTATACGGTATACGGTTGATAGCGACGGTATAGGTTATGTTGATATACGATATGACGCTAACTCTGCAAACACGGTTACAGTTGATTTTATCGTTCACACGGCCCCCGAAAAACAGGAAACCTTCACAGCAGAACAGCTTCAAGAGGTAGCCGCCTCCCCCAGCGGCGAAACGGTGCTTACGGAGTACAGCTTTTCGGTGAACACAAACGGAGATGTTACAAGTTCGTTTTCAACTTCAAAGGGGAGCGTTTATGCGTATAGAAGCGGCGACATGGTTACTGTTACGTTTGTGGGCAATTCTACAACGTGGACGGAAGATGAAGTGTTTATGACGATAGCTGACGGCATAAGGCCCGCTATGTCTATTGATGTTGTCGCATATATCGGCAGACAGGCCGTTATCGTGAGAATAAACCAAAACGGAAATATTGTCTTGTGGATTGGTTCAACATTGACAGGCAACCAACGCTTGTATTTTTCTGCGACATATCCAATTTCGCATTAAGGAGGTAAACAATGCAAACACTATTTATCATTGAGTATCAGGCCTACAATAGCGGCAAATGCGCCGCCACCATCCCGCTTGGGTACACGGACGAAACCGCTTGTCTGTCTGCTTTCTACAGCAAATGCGCTTCGGCGGTTGTCAGTACTTGCGACACGCACACGGTGATGATCGTAAACAGCGAGGGCGAAGTCTGGCGTGGGTACAAGCAGGTGCTGAGACACGGGCATGAGGTGGCGGCAGAATGACCGTCTTTATAGGGAACGCTGTCGGTGATGAGAATAACAAAGCCAGAGGCGGCGAACCGGGCGATCAAACCGGGCGTGAATTGAGAATCCAGCCTTGGTACGCAAACAAAAAGGGTTGGCGCATATTCCGTCCCAAATCGGATGAGGTCGCACAAAAACTGGCATACGATATGCGGGCGGCTTGCAACAACCCGTGCATTGGCTACGATCAGGGCCAGCGAAACACGCTTTACAACGTGGCGCAACGATTTGGATTTGATTGCGAAGAAGTAGCCGTACCGTGCGAGTGCGATTGTTCCAGCCTTGTCCGTGTTTGCCTTGCTTATGCCGGGATTAAAACGGGCAATTTCAACACATCTTCCGAACCGTCCGTATTGCTAAAGACGGGGCAGTTTATCGAGATCACGGAGCATACGGATGTACCGTACTATTTGAGGACGGGCGATATCCTTGTTACGGCTGTTAAGGGGCATACCGCTATTGTCCTAAACAGCGGAGAAAGCGGAGATAAGACACCGCCCGAACCGCCCATAGTTGATAAGGTTGTTAAGGTCATAGGCAAATCGGTACGGATCAGGGCGGGCTACACCACGTTAAGCAAGACGGTTAAGATCGCTCACCGTGGAGAGGAATACCCGTTTGTGGCGGTCGCTCCGTCCGGGTGGTACTGCATCGATTTGGGCGAAACCGAAGCGTTTATAACAAACAAAGAAAGATATACAAAGCTGGTAGAAAAATGAACGAACTAACACAAACCATCCTGCTTTGGGGCAGTATTGCCGGGGCGATTGCGGCGGTTGGTGCGCTTATTGCTAAAATCGTTAAAGTGGCAAAAAGCACAAAAGATTACTTTACCGATCTAAAGTCGAATGTTGACACGTTGTTGAAACACGATCACTCACAGTACATGGCGATCCTACGCCTTACTGTTATGAGCGATAATATCCCGCTGTCCGAACGGATTTTAGCCGGGAAAGAGTACATCGATGCGGACGGAAACGGCGATGTGAAGCATTATTACGAAACTGTATTAAAACCGCAAGACAAAATTGGCAAAGGAGAATAAAACCATGCTTATGAGCAACAAACTGTATGACATCATCAACAAGATTCAGCGTTGGCTCCCGGCCCTTGGTGCGGCGTATGTTGGCCTTGCGGCGATTTGGGGCTGGCCTCTTGCGGATAATGTAAACAAGACGATTTCCGTTGTGTGCGCCCTGATTGCCGCAACGCTGGAGGTTAGCACGGCGCAGTATAACAAGCTAAACGGTGGTGATCTGTAATGGTACAGGCCACCACGCCAACCTTTATACTGACGCTCCCGGACACGGTTGATCTGTCACAGGCAAGCAACGTGTATTTTACCTTGCAGCAAAAGAACAACATTTTGACAAAAAGCACGGGCGATCTGACGATTGATGGACAGCAAGTGTCTGTCTATTTGTCGCAGGAAGAAACGCTACCGCTACTTGGCGGAACCGTGAAAATCCAGTTGAATTGGACTTACGCGGATGAATCCAGAGCGTGTTCTAATATCGTTTCCGTTCCGATTAGTGAAAACTTGCTAAAGGAAGTGGTAACTTGACATTTCCTATCCCGGTAAATTTAACAACGGATCAGAGCGTACAGCAGTACGATTTGGTTGTATCGGAATCCACGGCTCAATTCGTTGTCGGGATGGAATCTCCGATAGTTGTTGGGACGGCCCCTATTTATGAAGGGCCTTATACCGTTGTCCCGGAAGTAAACGCACAAATGTTGCAAACCAAAGACAAAAAAATGACAGACAACGTAACGGTTACTGCTATACCGTATTACGAAGTGTCGAACACAAGCGGCTTGACCGTTTATATCGCAGAAAATTTGAATGATTGAAAGGATTAAAAAATGCCTAATCAGTATGTAAACAAAGTTATTTACGGCGGGTCTACGCTGATTGACCTGACCGCCGACACCGTAACCGCATCGGATGTTTTGACTGGCGTTAAGTTTCACCTTCCGAGTGG